GCAGCGACGGCCCATCGCTCATGTGGACGCCACACGAAGAAGCGCGGGCAAAGGCACTGGCACGCCGCGCTGCCGAACTGAGCGCCGAGGATCGGGCACGGGCTGTCACTAGCTTTGTCCCGTATCACGGCGTAAACGATTTCACGTATGACCCGGCGAAGCTCGCCCGGATTAAAAAGAATTCCAAGCTATGAGTTTTGCCCAGCATGAAATGGAAGTGATCCGGATTGCGGAAGTTGATGGGCTGAAAAACTACACAGAATCATCAATCGCAATCCTTACAGCGCGTAATGCATTGGAAATGCCAACTGCAACCGACCTAGAAGCGGAAGATATCGCAGGGAATATTGCTGCGATGTTGATCCTATATTGCGCCAAGCGTGATATTGATTTGACGCGGTGTTTACGGGATGCCGTGGAGAGGATGAAATGAGCGAATTCGAATCCAACGTATCCCGCCTATTCATCAAGCCCGCAGACCGCCAGGGCCGCATCCTTCACGCTGCCGTGGGCATCGCTGGCGAAGCTGGCGAAATTCTGGACAGCGTGAAAAAGAGCTGGATCTACGGCAAGCCCGAGGATGCGGCGAACATCTTGGAAGAATGCGGAGATGCGATGTTCTACATTGTTGCGCTGCTACAACAATACGGGTTTACCCTAGCTGACGCACAAGCCGCTAATGTGGCAAAGTTGCAGAAGCGATACCCGGACGGCTACTCGGACGCGGACGCGATCACTAGGAAGGACAAGATTGATGGAGTACGATGAATTCATCGTCAGCAAAACGCATGACGGTGTAATGCACGGATTTGACCCCGTATGGATGCCTAGTAACCTTTTCGACTTTCAGCGATCAATCGTCGATTGGTCTGTGCGCAAAGGCCGCGCCGCTGTGTTTGCTGACTGCGGCATGGGCAAAACACCGATGGGTCTAACTTGGGCGACTAATGTCGCACGCAAAACAAACAAGCCCGTTTTGTACCTGACGCCTTTGGCCGTGGGTGCGCAAACCGTGCGGGAATCCGAGAAGTTTGAAGTTGATGCGGCGCAATCGAAAGCTGGAGAAATCGCCGCGCCCGTAGTGGTTACGAACTATGAGCGGCTGCACTACTTCAGCCCGGATGACTTCTCGGGCGTGGTCTGCGATGAATCCAGCATTCTCAAGAGCTTTGCCGGCCAGCGGCGCGGAGAGATCACGGCATTCATGCGCAAAGTTCCGTATCGACTTCTGCAAACGGCAACAGCTGCGCCGAATGATTACATTGAACTCGGCACATCGTCTGAGGCCCTTGGGTATATGGGGCACATGGACATGCTGAATCGGTTTTTCAAGAATGACCTGAACAACTCTGCGACCGGGCGTTTTGCTGGCGAGGTCATCAAGTGGCGTTTGAAAGGTCATGCAGAGTTGCCATTCTGGCGATGGGTCTGTTCGTGGGCGCGTGCAATCCGTCGCCCGTCCGACCTGGGCTTTGATGATGGCGGGTTCATTCTTCCGCCGTTGCATGAGCGGGAGCATTTGGTCGAGACTGAATCGCTGGCCGATGGCATGTTGTTTGCGCTCCCGGCAGTCGGGCTCAAGGAGCAGCGCGAAGAACGCCGCCGCACGATCATGGAACGGTGCCGGATGGCCGCTGATTTGGTCAACAACAACGGCGGAGAGCCGGCGCTGGTCTGGTGCCATCTGAACGATGAAGGCGAAGAACTGGAGCGTTTGATCCCCGACGCGGTACAGGTGAGCGGGTCAGACTCCGACGAGCGCAAGGAGGATCGGCTAGAAGCCTTTGCAAGCGGACGCGCCAGGGTTCTGATTACGAAGCCGAAGATCGGAGCTTGGGGGCTGAACTTCCAGCACTGCAACCACATCACTTTCTTCCCGTCGCACAGCTTTGAGCAGTATTACCAATCGGTGCGCCGCTGCTGGCGATTTGGACAAAAACGACAGGTCAACGTAGATATCGTGACAACGGAAGGCGAGCGAGGAATAATGAAGAACCTGCAACGTAAGGCGGAGCAGGCTGACCAGATGTTTAGTCGTCTGGTCGAACAGATGAACAACGCAATCGCTATCGACCGTGCAAACCTGCACACTAACGCAATGGAGATTCCGAAATGGCTGTGATTGACCAACTGGTTACGGAGAAGTTTGCTGTCTACAACGCGGACTGTATGGAAGTTATGCGGGGTCTCCCTGATGGGTCCGTACATCATTCGATCTACTCTCCGCCGTTCGGCGGGCTGTACCACTACAGCAGCAATGAGCGAGACTTGTCGAATTGTGACGACTACGAGGACTTTTTCAAGCACTACACCTACATCGTGCGAGAGCTGGCCCGAATCACGATGCCGGGACGGATTAGTGCGGTGCATTGCATGGATGTTCCGCGCAGCAATTCCGGAAGCGATAGCTACATCGACTTCCCCGGCGACATCATCCGGCTACATGAGCGCGAAGGGTTTGTCTATACGGGCCGGCGTGCAATCTGGAAAGAGCCGCTTGCCGTCCGACTCCGCACCATGCAAAAGAACCTTGCGCATCAATCGCTGGTCGAGGACTCAGCGGATTGTGGCGTGGCGTCGGCTGATTACCTGCTGACCTTCCGTAAGAAAGGGAAGAACCCGATCCCTGTTCGGCATCCGGTCGGACTTCTTGAATACGCTGGCGACCGTACGCCGCCGTCCGATCTTCTGTCCTATCGCGGATGGACCGGCAAGCAAACCGAAAACAGGTTTTCTCATTGGATTTGGAGGCAGTATGCGGACTGCATGTGGGATGACATCCGCATCGACCGCGTTCTGCCCTACCGGGAAGCGCGGGACAGCGAAGATGAAAAGCACGTTCACCCGCTGCAACTTGATGTAATCGACCGGTGCGTGACGCTGTTTAGCAATCCGGGGGAAATCGTGTTCACACCATTTATGGGTGTCGGCAGCGAGGTCTATAGCCCCGTCCTATTGGGCCGCAAGGGTATCGGTGCTGAACTCAAGCCCAGCTACTACCGGCAGGCGGTGAAGAATGTCCAGATGGCAGCGACTGGCGTTGCCTACGATGCGGAGAATTTTGAGCTTGAGATTGATGCATGAACTGCGCCCGATGCAACCGCCCATTGCAATCCGTAGCCCTTTGGATCGGTGGCCTAGCCATCGGCCCGAAGTGCGCCGCGAAGATGGGCGTGCATCGTGCGCATGTTCCGCAGGCGGTGCGGTGCGATCAACCGGGGTTATTTGATGATATGCGAGTGCTGCGAGAGGGCGAAAGACTCGACGTATCCAATTTACAACAGCCTTCAGTGTGAGTATTGCGCCGCCCGCCTGATTCAGTCCATACTCAAGCTGGACCGACCAAAAGATGAAAAAACAGCCCGCGCCCGTCAAGTCCTGGCCGATTCCGTGGCCTACGGACAGAGCGAAGCGCGGATTCGTGAGCTAGTCAAAGGCCCTAGAGCTATTAAGCCCGATGTATCAGATCAAGTTGCCGTGGCCCCCAGCGAAACTAAGCCCAAACGCTCGCGTGCATTGGGCCGACAAAGCAAGGGCCGCTAAATCATACCGAGAGGAATGCGGATGGCTATTCCGGCAAGCGTTCCCGCTGCTGACCGGAGCGCCCACGTATTGCCCCGCGCAGGCCCTGCTAGTGAATGGCCGGTTGCAGATGTGGATTGACTTTTATCCACCGGACCGCAGGCGCAGGGATGACGACAATTGCCTAGCGATGTTCAAAGCTGGCCGCGATGGGCTGGCGGACGCGATGGCGATAGATGACCGGGTGTTTATCTCGCATCCGATGGTAATGGACCAGCCGGGCGGATATGTGATTGTGAGGTTCGGAAATGAATGAACGGAAAACGGAGCCGCTGTATCGCAAAGTTGGGCGCAAGTATGTCCCAGTTGTGGCGAGATGGTATGAAGAACCCGAGGCAGACTATATGGAAGCGGGGACATTCCGGCTGACGTATGCCTATAAGGACGGCGGGCGCATGTATGCGTATGACGTGACGCCAGCGACTGCGCCGATGGTTGCGGCGATGCTGGCCGCACGCAAGGAGATGGAAAATGTAATCATCGAGAAGGCACGTTTGAGCCCGGTTGATTACAAGGAATACACAAAGGAACAACAGGCCCTTATTGAAAAATTCCGCAAGGATATGGGAGACATCCATCCGCTGTGGTGGACTTCATCATCGGCGTGGGAAATTGCAGATGCCGCTATGCGGGCGGTAGCGAATTACAAGCCATGAAGCTAGACCTATACAGCCCAGAACAGGCCCGATCCGCGCTCGCTGGCGTATGGCCTAAAGTCATTTCCGCGCTATCCGCAGGGCGGCGGATACAGCTAGAAATCAGGCCGGCAAGTAAGACTAGGGATCAGGAGTGTCTCTATCACGCGATCATCGCGGACGTGGCAAAACAGGCGCAACACCTGGGCGCGAAGTGGGACGCGGAGACATGGAAACGCTTGCTACTGCATCGATTCGCGCAGGAAACGGGCCGCAATGCTGGCCGGCTGATTCCGACGCTTGACGGGTCTGGCGTGATCGAGCTAGGGGTACAGTCGCGCAAGTTCTCGGTAAAGGATGCAACGGAGTTTGTTGACTGGCTGTATGCCTGGGCGGCGGATCATGGGATTGATCTGTCTGAATAGCATCTGAATAGCATCTGAATAGCATAAAGGAATGAACGTGGCCGAAAGAACATATGAAGTGCGTACAGTGGGCGTTGACTACCTGTGCGACAAGTGCGGCGATGGCGTGATGGAGCAGACTGGAATCATGCTTCCGGTTGCCCCGCCAAAGTGGCGCCACAAGTGCAACCGCTGCGGAGAAGTGTCTGACTTGTGCAACAAGTATCCGACTGTTCGCTGGGAGAGATTGCCATCTTTCTAATTGGCCGGCTGTCTGAATAGCGCAATACTAGGGAAAACACTAGTGCACGCTAGGCGCAGGCATGGCATAGTCTAATCGTCACAACAGGAGAGATGAAATGATTGAAGCGCAAGAAATCGAAGCACTCAGACTGGCCGAGTCGCTGGAAATGCCATTCCAGAACGCATATGACCGTGCGAATGCCGCCGCAGAACTGCGCCGCCAGCACGCAGAGATCGAGCGCCTCAATGCCGAGATTGCCGCCGACGAGCGAAACCTTGAGCAACTCACCGACGACCTCGCAAAAGCGAGGGCGCTGAACGCGGAGATGCTGGAGGCGTTAAAAGTGCTCGTCGAAAACGGGGGCATCGGGCCGGAGGACATGTTCCACAATGCCCGCGACGCCATCGCCAAAGCGGAGGCCAGCAATGAATGATCGGGAGCTTCTAAAGCTGGCCGCGAAGGCTGCTGAACTTGATGCGCAGTTTGAGATGGGATCGGGCAGCGCTATGGTGTTAAACAAGCCACGAGGGTTTCAGGTTTATTGGAACCCGCTGACCGATGACGGCGATGCGCTGCGCCTGGCGGTGAAGCTGGGGATGGATGTGTGCTTTGGGGCTAACTATGTCATTGTGCGTGGTTCTGTTCAGACGCCGACCGTGAACAACGCCGACGACCCCTACGCCGCCACTCGCCGCGCCATCGTTCGCGCTGCTGCTGAGATCGGGAGGAACAAATGACCGACCGCGAACTGATGCAGCAGGCGCTGGAGGCGCTGGATTACATGCACCAAGAGAAATGCGATTACATGCGCCGCAACAACCTTGGCGACCCGTTGCGCGAGGACGCATCGCGTCTTGCATTGCCTGCCATCACCGCCTTGCGCACCCGACTGGCACAGCCGGAGCCGGAGCCGGTGGCGTGGATGGATGCATACGACAGGACAGAGCTGTACTACCGCAAGCCGCCGCAAGCTGATGTTGTTCCTCTTTATCGCGCCCCGCCGCCGCAGGCACAGCCGGAGAGTGACCCCGATCCATCCCGCTGCCCCAAGTGCGGCGGAGAGGCTGACAACGGGCACGACCGCTGCGACCCGCCGAACCCGTATCACTGCACCAAGTGCATGGCACAGCCGGAGCCGGAGCCGGTGGCGCAATACATAGGCGAGTGCCAGGGTGGGTGGCTTGTCCAGCTTTTTGACTACATCGAAAAAGGCGCCAAGCTCTA